GGTCTAGTTTTTTTATCTCAAGATTGTTTTTATAAGGTCGGGTCTAGTAAGGGTCAATTCACATTTTCCCCGAGTTGCATATATAGATATGCAAACTCTCGGAAAATGAGAATTTGACACGATTACATAGACCAATTTTTCAACAAAACCGCAGGTCAGAGCCTTATTTCTATAAAAAATTGTCGACAATTTGACCTAAAAATTGACGGGGATTTGAGCTCTCATATCCCCGCCTCAGGAAAATGAGAATAGGTATAAATCGGACACAAAAAACAAGTTATCCACAGGTTATCCACAACCCAACACACCAACAAAAGAAGTTATCCACAACCCTAATACTTGCATCTAACCAACAACCCAGTCACAGTAACTAACAACGAAAGGATACAAACATGAGCAAGAAAAAGAAAGACGTAGAACCAATACATGAAGACGATGATGTAGAACTAGTATATGAAGATGATCTAAAAGTTGACCGCAATGATCCAATACTACTAGCTTGGATAGAGATTGTTAAGATACTAAAAGAGATAGGAGTTCCACCTACTCGTACTATAAGATTTATGAAAGGCAAGAGACCAAAGCACCTAAAGAAAGAAGTTGAGTAAGATGAGAGATTGGATAGAGTTTATTATATTTATAACTATTGCTGGTATTATAATCAATAGTAAACTTAGTGATGATAATATAGTATTAGGTTTATTTATTTTATTTTTATTAAGTGCTTACATATTAAGAAACGAATATGTACCAAGCGTATGTAGTATAAGAAGTTGTTGAGGTAGAGCATTATGACAAGCGTACTAAAAATAGCAGCAGGTATCTTACTAGCTTGGGCAATTGGATTAGTATCTGTATTTATACTAGTCGGACTATTAGCATCAGGAGCAAACAACAAAACCAACAAAGTAACTAACCAAATAACCGAACAAGTAGCTAACCAATTGATACCAACACAATCAGTTGATCTTACTAATATAGATGACATACTAAATCAATTTGCAGTGCCAGTACAGGATGCTATACAACAACCAGAGCAACCAGTTCAATTAGAACAACCAGTTCAACCAGTAGGTTTAGGTAAACTAGAACAACCAGTTTTAACTGAATATGATAGAATCAAAAGTGAGTTCTGTAATAGCTTGGATAATTACATTGAGAAGCATCATTGCTTATGGACAGAGGGCAAGTATGAGTCTATGCAGAAACAAAATAACTAATCACAATACCAACAAAAGAAGGAGAACCAAATGATCCAAGTAAACGCACTAGAATACTACCAAATGAAATACGATATCCTAATGGAACACGAAGATGTATTAACTCCAGAACAAAAGGATGATCTAATAGTAACAACAGAAGTACTTATCCAATTACACAAAGCTACTGCAAATGGACATAACATTTCAATTACTCTAGAGGATAAAGATAATGAAAAATAATAAAGTAATCTTATGTGAAATATGCAATAAGAAAACTCCACGAAGTAATGAGAGTAGATATTGTCAAGAGTGTAGAGATTGGTTTAGGAGTTAATAAATACACGACACATAATAATGTGTGAGTGATTACATTGAACAAAGATTATTAGTAGGCAATTGCCTAGATACATTAAAGACATTACCAGATGACAGCATAGATAGTATAGTTACTGATCCACCTTATGAGTTAGGTTTTATGGGCAAGGAGTGGGACAACTCAGGTGTAGCATATCAAGTATCTCTATGGCAAGAATGTTTAAGAGTATTAAAACCAGGTGGTCATCTACTTGCATTTGGTGGTACAAGAACCTATCATCGTATGTCAGTAGCAATTGAGGATGCTGGGTTTGAGATCAGAGATAGTATTCATTGGACCTATGGTAGTGGCTTTCCAAAGAGTTTAGATATAAGTAAGGCTATTGATAAAGCAGCTAAGGCAGAGCGTAAGGTAGTTGGAACACAACGCACCAATGTAGGTATGCAAGGCGGTAACTTCACAGCAGGTAGCAAGACAGCAGATGTATCAATCACAGCACCATCAACCAAAGAAGCCAAGCAATGGCAAGGCTGGGGAACTGCCCTAAAACCATCACATGAACCAATTGTCCTAGCTAGGAAGCCACTCATAGGAACTGTCGCAGAGAATGTATTGCAATATAAGACAGGTGGTATTAACATTGATGCTACAAGGATTGGTACTAGTAATACAAAAGAGTTATATAGAAAACCAACTGAGTATAACGATATATCTCCAAACGCAGGTATGAATGCTAGTAAAATAAGGGGCAGTGTCACAGATGATTACCTTAAAGGTCGCTTCCCAGCTAACACACTACTCACACACAACCACGACTGCCAAGCAACTGGCACAAATAATGAAGATGTTGCACAAAATATATCATTTGAAAATACAAAACAATCAGAAGGTTGGGGAACTAATAGAGCTAATACAGAAGCAACACCAATCACAACAACCACATATACCTGCACACCCAACTGCCCAGTAGCCACACTAAACCAACAGAGTGGTAATGCTGGTGCGTTTGCTCCTGTTAAATCAGGACACAGTGGTAAGAGTAGAGGTATCTATGGTGACTATGAGCAAAGAGGTGATGATGGTGCTACATTTTACAGCGATACAGGCGGAGCATCACGCTTCTTCCACAACTCCCAATGGACACCAGCAGATGACATTACCCCATTTATCTATCAAGCCAAAGCAGGTAAGAAAGAACGCAATGCAGGATTAGATAACTTAGAAAAGAAACCCGGTGGTAGTAATGCAAAAGGTTATACAGAAGATGTAGCAAAAGGTAACGATAGAAATAAACCAACTGCCAACTTCCACCCAACAGTTAAACCAATTGAACTAATGAGGTATCTAATCAAGCTGATCACACCACCCAAAGGAACTGTATTAGATCCTTTCTTAGGTTCAGGTACAACAGCAGTAGCTGCAATACTTGATGGCTTTGAATGGAAAGGTTGCGAGATGACAGAGGATTATCTACCTATCATAAAAGGTAGAGTAGCATGGGCAAGAAAAGAAGTAAAAGAAAAAGCTAAGCAAGAGCAACTAGAATTGTAAGACACATATAATGATGTGAAACTAACAGCAGTATCTTTATTTGCAGGTGTCGGTGGATTTGATTTAGCATTACGTAATAATGGTTATGATGTAGTAGCAAGTGTAGAGATAGATAAAAAATGTAATGAAGTATTAGCTCTACATTTTCCAAATACCAAGCGATACACAGATATAAAAGAAGTCAAAGGAAAGGACTTAATCAATGATGGATTCAACCCTACAAATGGAATTATCACAGGAGGATTTCCCTGCCAAGACCTTAGCGTGGCTGGAAAAAGGGCTGGTCTATCTGGCTCGAGAAGCGGGTTATTCTGGGAAGCTCATAGACTTTTGGAAGAAACGAAAAGCGAAAACTTCATCCTCGAAAATGTACCCGGTCTTCTTTCAAGTAACGGAGGAAAAGACTTTGGAATCGTACTCGGGTCGTTGGCTGAGCTCGGGTATAGTGTCGGATGGCGTGTGTTTGATGCACAATACTTCGGAGTTCCCCAACGAAGGCGGCGTGTCTTCATCGTTGGCAGCCGTTCTGGAACAGAGCGTATCTTCAAAGTATTATTTGAGCGAGGTAGCGTGTCAGGGAATACTACGCAGAGCAAACCGCAGGGGCAAGACACTACCAGAGAAGTTGCAGAAAGCTTTGGAGAGTCAAGCAAAGAACTAGCTAACAATAAAGATATATGTAATTGTATCCCAGCTGAGTTATATCATAAGAGTTCTATTACAAATCAAGATGTTAATACTGGTATGCTAGTGATAGAGAATAATAATGACGTGGTTCAACAAAAGTAAAAGAGCTCAAACTAATGAAGATAATGAAACATGGAAAGAGGGTGGTGTTGTGCCAACACTAAATTCATTTGACAAAGGAGATACAAGAGCAACAACAATAGTATTCAAACCACATCAACAAGATGGTGCAAGAATACAAACTGATGTTATTAACACACTAACTGCACAGATGGGAACTGGTGGTAATAATGTTCCAATGGTTGCAAAGAAACAAGTAAGAAGACTAACACCCAAAGAGTGTGAAAGACTACAAGGATTTCCAGATGACTGGACAAGCACAATGGCTGACAGTAACCGATACAAGCAAATGGGTAATGCAGTAGCTGTACCAGTTGTTGATTGGTTAGTAAAAGGTTTCAATGAATAAGCTATACAAGTTCTACCAACAACGCCCATTATTCTGTTGGTATATTATTGGTTTAATTATGGGTATAAGTTTATGCAAATATATCTAAGCTAATAACATTAGCAGTATGAATACAGAACAAGAAGGTTTAGATGAGAGAGATATATTTCTAGAACAATTTGAAAAAGCAACTACTTCAATAGATCCAGATTGGGTCACTGAAGCTAATTGTAAAGACTATGATAGTGATATATTATTTAATAGCAATAAGTTTAATCAAACATTAGTTAAACATAAGTTACAAAAAAGTTGTATTGAATGTCCTGTAAGACGTCAATGTCTTGATACTATAATGATGTTTGAAGATAACAATGAAAGGTTTTTAGGTTATGGTTTTTTTGCTGGAACTACACCAGTGCAAAGAGTAGAGCTAAAAAAATATGAAGACAAAGATCAAAGATACAATGTCTCAACAGAACTAATAAAAAAATCTATACAAAATATAGACGATAAACTAACTATGTATAGAAACAAAATAATTAAACTAAACAAATTAAAACGTACTAGTAAATATGTTATCTGTAAAGAACATGATTTAGTTGTTGCACCAATGAATACAATCATGGTAAATTATAAAAAATATAACTCATATCTATGTATAAAAAATGACCATGTTATTTATAGATTGGTAAACAAAAAAAATGCCAACATATAAATGTAAGTCTTGCCGTAGATTAAGATACTTTATGACATCACATAATACCAGTAGACTAACTTGCTATGATTGCTACGATAAGAAAAAGAGAATTGTTAAAATGAAAGTAGCAACTATTGTAAAAGAAGATACAGAGTAAAGGAACTCACAATGGAACTAATTGCACTCGCAGTTCTCTTAGGAATAGTTAGCTTCTCCTTAGCTAATCCAGAAGAAGAAAAAAGAATTCAAGAAAGACGTGATGCAGATCGTAGAGCTATGCTATATGAAGGTGTATTCAAGTGATAAAGAAAATACTATTAACTCTTTTAGTTGCTACAGTAGTAGCACTAATTGTACCAGATCATTATGCCAAAGCAACTACTCTATCTAACTTGAATAATAGATATACTTGTTTAGTAGTAATGGATAATAAAGTAGCTAACATAAATTGTAGCGATACTTTTTCTTTCAAGAAAATGAAAAATAATAAATGGATTGTAATGGATAGTAGAAATCCTAACTTTCGTTTAGTATGTCAATATAATAAGAAACAACTTATCTGTAAATAATATTAAGACCCCAGCACTCACTTTATTTAGCTGGGGTCTTATTTCTTTTTAACGATACTTAGAAGTTTTAGTGGCAATAGATTTAGGTTGCTTACTAAACTGTTTACCAGCACGAGTATCTTTTCTTTTCTTTGCAGTTGTTCTAGCATATTCAGCTGAACTCAAAGACTCTCTTGCTTTCTTAGGTAAGTATCTTTCACCTGTATCTTGTGATCTCTTACCAGATTTAGTTCCCCATTCTTCTTTAGTCCATTTAGATAAAGATGATTGAGATTTAGTTTTACTACCGGTATATCCACCACCAGCCTTCTCATATTCTTGTGCTACTATCTGAGCTTTTCTTGCAGACCATTGACCTGCCTTACCACCCTTAGTAGATGCAGTTACTCTACTCTTTATTTTATTTCGTAACTCTGGTTTAGTATATGCCATATTACCACTTGACCTTATCTGCTCTTTGTTGTACTGTCACCATTTAGTAAGATTACTCCAGTAAGCTGCAGACATTTTACCCTTAGCAATGTTCTTAGCATGTCTTGCTTTGAATGAAGCCTGACGTGCAGTAGGTTGTCTATCACCTGTTACACCTTGCTGACCAAATCTAATTGTCTTTATTTGGTCGCCATCTTTAGCAACAACAATATGTGATTTAGTTGGGTGACTTGGTGTTCTCTTAGGTTTATTATAACCAGTAACACCAGCTCTTGTTAGTCTAGGATCTTTACTTCTTTTTTGTGCCACGAGATTTACCTGCTTCAGATAAAGCTATTGCAACTGCTTGTTTCTTTGACTTAACTACTGGACCTTTCTTACCTGAGTGTAATGTTCCAGCTTTGTATTCTTTCATGACTTTATTTACTTTATTATTTTTCATAATATAACCTCCTCATAGGTTACTCAAATTATTATGTGTCTTGTTTATAAAGACTTTACTGTATCTACTAATTCATTAGGAGAACCATACCACTCATTAGATAAACTATTAAAGGTTTCTTTCTGAGATTTAGTTAACTCATTATAATATCGTAGCCATCCTGTTTTCCAATCCTCTGTCATTTGTTTTTTAATAGTCCAAGATCCTGCAGGTGTACCTTTCTGATCCAATCTAGCAAGATAACCTAAACCTAGATTATTATTTAGCATTTTACCAGTTAACTCTCTTGGTACACCAATTCTTTCCATAGCAATTAAATTTTGATTTATAATACTTAATGATTCTTCACCGTATCTATCAATTTGGTCAGCAATATATTTATTTTTCTTTGCAGCTATTTCAAGTTTCTTAATATTTCTATCTATAATTTTCTGTGCTTTACGTTGAGAATTTCTTTCTTCTTCATCTAAAGCAGAACTTGGACCTCTAAAAGTTTCTTCTAATAGACTATAAAATGGTTCATAGTCAATATCAGTTTTCTTTCTACCTTTGAATCCCCACTCTAAAGGTTTTTTGTTTTCTGATTTATCTTTCACTGGTGCAATAGGAGCAGGTCTATTTATAAGTCTATCAGCCATTGGTAAATTGATTGGTGTGCGTTGCTGACTTGGCATTATTGGATTAGGAACATTTATATTAACTCCACCCATAACAGGTAGTATTGGAGTCTTAGTTCTTGTAGCTATTGGTTGTTGTAATGGAGTGACTAAACGATAACCTAACTTAGGTGCTTGTTTTGAATATGATAATATGGACTTAGCTTTCTCTGCCATATCATATTAGTCTTTCAGTTTCTCTAATAACTTCTCAATTATTACCATGTGTTTTTTATGTGAGTCTTCTTTACCCTCTTCATAGTTATCTTCTTCATGATAACCTTTATAGTCGCAATGTTCGCAACCATCACCCTCACAGTATTCACACTGATTTGGTTTCTCTTCATATTCTTTTTCCTCATTCATAAGAGGAACACCAGGTTTTGATTTAGGTGGCTTCATCTTTGATGGGGTAGCAAAGACTATTAGTGCCTTCTCCTTACCATTATCCATTGGCATGTATCCTCCTTCGTGAGGCTTTCAATTATATTGTATTAGCCGACAGATTATGTATGTAATCTCACGACACATAAGCACAATGATATTAAATATACAAGGAGAAACTAATGACACAACCTATACATAGTCAAACTATTGACGGAGTTCGTTACTATACTTCACCAAGTACAAATGAAAAATTTGTATCTGTGACAAGTGTATTATCAACTCTAGATAAACCAGCTTTACGTTACTGGGTAGGTAAGCAAGTAGCTACTTATGCAGTAGAAGAAAGAGCAACATGGTTACCAATTGCAGAGAAAGATCCAAAGGGAGCTCTTGATTTAATTAAAGGTAGCCCATGGCGAACAACAGAATCATCTGCTAATCTTGGTAGTGCAGTTCATGAAGCTGTAGAAAAAAGAATACTTGGTGAGAACTTAGATATCAACTCACTAACAGATCAAGTAAAACCATTTATCAAATCATATCTAAACTTTGAAGAGATATTCAAACCACAATGGGAAATGTCTGAAGCAACTGTGATATCATACAAGTATGGATATGCAGGTACGATAGATGCTGTTGCTAACTTTAATAATCCAAAGTTAGGTTTAGTTGGTCGATATCTTATTGACTGGAAAACATCTGCATCTGGTCCATATCCAGAAGCTGCTCTACAATTATCTGCTTACAAACATGCAGATAAAGTCTTACTACCAAATGGTGTAGAGACAGAATTACCTGAATGTGATGGAGCTATTGTTGTAAAACTAAGACCAAGATCTTATGAGGTTGTGCCTTGTGAAGTTGGTAAAGATACATTCAAATACTTTAGACATTTACAAATGGCTTTCAAATGGCAACATGAAAAAAGTAAAGAAGTTCTATCAGCTCCAATACGACCTGTAATAGGAGGTAATGATGAGTCCAATAATTAACCTACAAAGAAAACTAACAGAGGTTGGTAGAATTAGATTAGGAGCAAGATCAGAAAAAGGAGCTCCAACTAAACTAGATAGATTTAGATTAACATCAAAATCAAAAGAAGCATTACAAGCTGCCTCTGAAATATATGGCGGTAATGTAGTTACTTGGAGTTCACCTGATGGTGATGCTTTTGAATTAGTAACCAATACAAATGTTTTAGATGTAACCATTCCACCCGGTAACTCGCTAACTCAATGGTATGAAATGTGGAGTGGTGCTGGTTGTCAACGTAGATGTGATGGTCAGACAGAGACAATAAATAATACTCCATGCCGTTGTCCTGCTGATCAATCACAGAGGTCTGAATTATCAAGTAAAGGACAGGCTTGTAGACCTACAACCAGATTGTCAGTGATACTACCAAATGTAAAGACAGTTGGGATATGGCGGTTAGAGAGTCATGGTTATCACGCAGCCGTTGAGTTAGCAGGAATTGCTGAGCTACTACAACAAGTATCTGCCTCAGATAAATACTTACCAGCTACTCTAAGATTAGAACAACGTTCAGCTAAACGTGGTGGTAGAACATCACGCTTTGCTGTACCTGTATTAGAAGTTGGTGCAACAATACAAGAAGCTATTGCAGCTATATCAAATACTCCAGTTCAACCAAAACAAATTGCTACTCCATTAGCAGTATCTATACCAGAACCAGAGTTTGAAGAAAAGAAAGAGACTGCATATTATACTGAACCTGTAAAGAAACTTGATGAGTTACCACCAGCAATAATTACAGAAGAGAATTTTGTAGAAGCTGAGATAACTAGAATAGAAGAACCAATAAAGCCAGTAGGTGATGTTGATTTTGATAACCCATTTGAAGATGATACTATAACTAAATCAGAAATCCAAAGAATACAGATACTTAAAAAAGAGCTCGGCATAACAGACGAGCAGTATCGTCTTGGACTAAAACAATATGGTGTCACTACATCAAAGAACTTATCTAGTAATCAAGCAAAAGAAATTATTAAGAAACTAACTGATGCTAAAAAGAAGAAAGGTTTAGAGTGAATAAAGAATACTTAATTGTATTTGAACAACCATCTAAACCTCTCTCACTTAACCAAGCATATAGTATGCACTGGTCTAAGAGAAGACGTTACTTTCAAGATTGGGCAATCAATCTAAAAATTGCATATTCAAAACTTATTGCAGTTGAAGATATTGATGTTGCTCCAATGAACTTACAATTTACTTTTACATTTAATAAGAAAGCAAGAAGAGATCCACATAACTACATAGCGACAGTAAAGAAACTTATTGATGTATTAGTTGAAGAGGGCTTAGTGCCTGACGATACAGCAGAATGGATTAGCGTAGCAGAACCAGTCTTGCGTATTGATAATGATAATCTCTGCTACATAAAAATAGAAATGCGAGAAAGAAATGACAACGACAACAAATGAGGATGTTGGATTAAAGAACCTATCAGCTGAAGCTGCCATACTTGGTACGCTACTTACTGATCCAACTGCTCTTGATTTAGTAGCTACTCTAATCAACCCAAATGATTTTAGTAGTAATAGAAATGGTAGTATATATTATGCAATATGTACTGCATCTATTGAGAATAAAACTGGTTTAGCTTCTATTGTAGAACAACTTCGTAGTAGCAATATGCTAAACAATGTAAGTGAAGTATACCTAAAAAATCTAACAGCAGAAGCATCTGATACTAAGACATTAAAAGATAATGTCAATATCCTATTAGAACTATCACGCAAACGTGAGAAGATAAAAGCAGCTGAACAAATTGCTGTATCTGTTCTAAATGGTTCAGATGATACATTTGCTTTTGAGAAACTATTAGAGGTATCTAGTAAAGATGTCAATGATGGTTTCTTTGATTTAGAATCTGTAATGGTATCTGTGATAAATGGTAACTATGCTAAGGTTGTACCAACAATCTTACGTAGAAAAGATGGTGAGTGTTTATTATATGCAGGTAAACTTAATTGGTTATCTGCTCCACCTGAAGCATTGAAATCATTTACTGCATTACTTGCATCTGTTCAATTACTCTCTGATGGTAAAGGTGTTGTCTATGTAGATTATGAAGATGATGCTATTACAATATGTGAGCGACTATATAAAGTAGCAGTAGGTCAAGAGATAGAGAACCCAGAAGAAAAGATATTAGACTGGGTATCAGGTCCAGTTGGTGAAGATGGTAATCGTGATAAGAGTAAAGCTTTATTCTATTACATATCTACTGGTCGTGCCTTTGATATCAAACTTACTAGAATGATTAGTAAGACTATTAAGAATAATAATGTACAGATGGTAGTATTAGATGGTGCTGCTACTGCAATATCTCTAGCTGATCTAAATGAGAATGATAATGGTGATGTAAACAAATGGCTCAATGCTGTTAGTTATCCTATCACATCTCAAGGAGCTGCTGTTATTGTCATTGACCACGTAACAAAAAATAATATATCAACATCAAGTTTCTCAACACGAGCTCCAAGAGGTGCAGGTTCTAAACTTGCTGCGGTATCTGGAACTTCATTATCATTTGAAGTAAAAGAACCAGCCTCTGTTTATAGTGAGGGTCGTATTGAGATTACTGTCACAAAAGATAGACCAGGTAGAATTAGAGTTAGTAAGAAATCTGGTAAGCGTGTAGCTGCTATACTAATATCTAAACCTATAAATGACAGTAGAGAAGGTCTTGGACTAGAACTATTACCTGCTGAAGAACACGCTGCTATACAAGCAGAGAAGCGATTTGATTTAATTGCTGCAGAGAAAGTAAGTGAGATAGTTCATGAGTCAGGTCCAATAAGTAAGTCCAATGTCAAAGAGATATTAAAGGAGAGAGCAGAAGCTCGTAACAGTTCAGGCTTTAGAAGTCAGACTATTACTGATGCCTTTAAGTTCTTAGTTGATAATGGTTATGTAAAGTTAGAAAAAGCCAATGATGGTAAGACAGAAATGCTTACATCGCTAGTAACATATCTATCAGACTATGGGGATACCCATGCTGATGATGCTCCATCAAAGGTGTTTTAGTGAAATTCAACATTACAAATAATCATTCTTATCTCGCAGAGAAAATTATGCGTAGTGTTGAAGACCCTAATAATCTAATGCTAAAAGAAGAAGCCGATAAAGCTAGAGCCGAGTTAATGGAGTTATATATGCCATTAGCTAAGAACCTTGCTAAAAAGTATATTGGTAAGTTATCCTTAGAGGATGCACAATCTGCTGCTTATCTAGGTATGGCTTTAGCTTTACGGTCTTGGAATCCAAGTAAAGGTGAACTCTCAGCTTGGATAAGATTATATTGTAAGAACTCTTTACTAAAAGAATTAGATGGTCAATCACTTATTAAAATACCACAAGCAATTGCACCAAAGTATAATCTATTTATCTATTATAAAAAACAAAATTACACAGATAAACAAATAACCGATAAACTAAATATCACATTAGAAGAGTTATCAGAACTAATGAAGATACCAACTGTTACTTGCACTGATGATATATCTATCTATGAGTAACTAAGACAATGCATCAAGTGTCATCATTGCTAAATCAAGACCACTAATATTATTATTTACTTTAGCAATACGATCAGCTATATTATAGATCTGACTACTACAATCTCTACTACCAGTCTCTTCTTCTATTATATCTAAGAAGTCTGACATAATAGTATAACTACTATACCATAACCAATCTGGACATTTATCTTCATGTATCATACAGTCAATAGTCTTATATATCCTACGACCACAAGCTATACAATAATAACATACATTAGGATTGGGCTTTAACTTCTTACCCATCATAGGCTTTATATCTACATAAAAAGTATAGACATTATAACAACCTAAATCACAAAATGCTATGGCACTTTCTTGCTCACCTGGTATTAAGAAAGCACCCTTCATATAATTATAAGTGTATTATAACTATACTAATTGAGCATCTAATTTAATCTTATCACCATTATGTAGCTCAATAGTAACACGCTTTGGATCAACAGACCAACCTTCTCTCTTTAGTTTATTGAGTTCACTAGTAGAGATAGTACTCTTGCTTATGATAATTGATTTGTATAGTGTGGATAGTATCGCATTGATATCTGCTTTATCCTCACTATTCCAAGCAGCTTCAAATGATTCTATTGTTATCTTATTATTCTTTACTTTATTAACAATTATGTTAGTAGACATTTTTAGTTTATTTAGTTCAGCATTCTTATTAGCTACTTCGGTAATAAGTATTTGCTTTACCATATCTAATGTCTCTATTTGAATACGGTTATTAAGTTCAGCTATATCATCAATTATTTTCTGTTCATCTTTTGATATTGTTATCTTACTAACAGGTTCTGTATTCTTTATAAATAACTTTAATAGTTCAGGTTGAGCTAATATATCTTTAGTATAATCAAATATCTCTTTCTCTAATTGAACCTGTGAGATAGATACACCAGAGCAACGTGACTTATCAATAGTTGGAACTATACATTTTAGTGCAAAGAATGGTGTACCACGAGTAGCTGATGTGCTTCTCTTTAATTGACCACCACACTCACACTTAGCTATATAATGTAATGGACTCATAGATCTTGTATGTCTTATTTTCTTAGACTTGTAAGCACGAGTATTTGATTCAATTAAAGCCTGAGTATTCATCCAATACTCCAATGATACCAATGGTTCATTAGTTATCAAATACTCACCATTAACATCTTTAACTATTTCTTTCTTATAATGTGACCCACCAAAATAAGCTGGGTTCTTTAACATATATTTAACTGTGCTATCATCCCAAGAGGTAGCTTTGATTGTAGGTATATTATCATTTAACCAACGAGCAATAGACTTCAATGATTGTCCATCATTATATCTACGATATACTTCTTTTACAACAGCTGCTTTGTTATTATACTCTACTGGATACTCACTCTGTATATCTGTATCAAGATCATATATTTTTCTAACACCACCAATTAAATCAGAAACAATCTCTTTATCTTTTAATCCAAAAGGTGTTACGCTATTTCTTTTTACACCAGCAGTAGCTCTAACTTTATGACCACCAGTTGTTCTATCAGAAGTCTGACGAGAATAATGTTCTGCCATCATGCTCATTATATTCCAAATGATACCACCCTCTATTGTAGTAGTATCAATAGACTTGCCTAATGTTTTAACCCATACTTTAACTTGAGCTTCTTTGAAAATAGAATCTAATACTGCTGATACTTTTGTATTTCTAGCTAAACGATCTATATCATAAAATGCAACATGGTCAAATTTACCATCAATGATTTGTTCAACCATTTCTTGTAGAACAGGTCTATGTTTATTTTGGTATCCTGACTCAGCTTCTTCATATACTACTATTTCACTATTGGTAGAATCAATACCATTACTTTTAAGAAATGTATTTACCTCATTATACTGTCTTTCAAATGTTACTGATTGGTCTGCTAACATAGATACACGTTTATAAACACAAACTCTATTCTTACCAGTATTTACTTTTTTATTAACCTTCTTTTTCTTCATCTCATAGGTAAATGAAGTTCTGGCTAATTGCTCTCTTTCAATTTTAGTAAGACGCTTTTTTGGCATATTCATATCTTCTGCTGTGATTGTTGTTACTGACATTTTAATTCTCCTTTTTCTTAGTTGGTTTGTCAATAACCTGACTGTTATTTTCTATTGCTCTATTTAATGCACGATGAATATCCCGTATTTGTTTTTCATCAAGCCGCTTTATAAATAATTTTATAAAAGCTTTTTTCTTTTGTTCTCTATTCATAGCTATATAGTGGCTAACTAATTTTTATTTGCATACGACTATTTATAAGACAAGACGAAACACTTCGTCTCCTTTAATTCATAGTCGTTTTTCACGCTCATTTTGCCTATCGGGTAGTAGGTATATGTCTAATAACAGTCATGTTATACTACATACTATACTCGCATATACCCATAAAAGCAAGTAGCCCCCAGAAATAATCTGAGGGCTAACATTACTAATTAACTTATCGTTCTATTAGATTACCATCTTCATCTACTACAACTATACCATAAGCTGAATCGTATGGATTTAACCAACGTAGTATAACAGGTATAGTTGCTGCTATACCAGCTGCTACATAAGTCTTCCAATCATCTAAACTAATTGTAAAGATATCTCCTGCATCAAGTATCTTACCCAATATAGAAGCTGTGAAAATTGCTAATAGAACACGAATGTAACTAAATAGCATCTTGCTGCTTGTGTCTGTCATTTCTCTTCCTTTCATGTATACATGTTCCTTTAAGAATATGTGTAGCTAAATTACAATTATTACACAATATCCTAAATTCATCAGTAGCCCATTTACCTGTATGGTGTTTAATGCTTCTGACAATTTTATATGTAGGTGCATTTTTATATTGTTTTCTATGTTGCACTCCACCACCTTTAATATGATCAAAGGTTAGAAATACTAACTCCTTTTCACCACAACATACACACTTAGGTTTCTTACTACCAGCGATACCTTGTAATGCTTCTAATCTATCTTTATGCACCATTATAAAAAACTATGCTAAGGGTGGTGAAGTTTCCATATTCATATTGGGTGGTGGTGGAGGTGTCTTAATACCATATAAATAACCCAATGATAAGAGATAAGCATCAGCTATATCTAAATCCATATCCCCATCTAAAAGACTACCTGTGATACGCCTTACTGCTACCTCAGCCTCAGGTCCTATGTCTATCTGTTCGGGGCTATAAACAGGCATAGAGGGCGTTTGAGAGGGTGTCTGTGGTTGTGCTATGGGTTGAGCTACAGGCTGTGCTACTGGTTGTTGTGGTGCAGGTAACACTTCCATAAATCTACTTGGTTTAATTGCTTTAGGTTGAGCTTGAACAGTAGATGCTTGTTCAGCAGTAGTTGCTTCTAATGCCATACCTTCTGGTCTGCGGTTTCTTATTCTAGATAGAGAAGCATATAAACCTGATACTGGATCTGTATTAGCCATTATCCTACCTGACCTATAGTTAGAATAGCAGATGCTACAACAGGAATAATACCAGATGCATTTTCATGATATAAACTTATATTAGTATTATTTACTTCCCAAGCTAATTGGATATAATCACCTACAGCAAGAGTTAAAAAATAATCACGAGAAGATACTTGATATTCAGAGTTAGATGTTACTGATTGTCTAACACCAGTTTCAGGTATTGCAGTTCCATTTTTCTTAAACCATATATGAGTATGAGAGCTACCACCACCACCGCCTGAATTAAAAAACTGTAAAGCATATTGAACATTATATAATCCAGAGTTATCTACATATATTCTATTAGTAGATACTAATCTACAACCTCTTTCAAAATCAGTTGAGTTAAAAGAAACAATATACTCATTACCTGCTACAGTTGCAAATTGATCAGATAGAGATTGCCAAGAACCATTTGGTACTTCAGCTAAACTACCTATCTCTGGTCTATAAACTATAGGCATTAGTTAGCCTACATTCATTAAGCGAACATCACAGTTACCACCAGTTGCCTGTATCCATACAGCACCAGCACCATCTTGAACAACTTGTGGAAATTCATAGACAGCTCCTACTGGTAATTGCAAACCTTCGGTTGTGATATTAGTAGATGCAGAATAAACATATAGAATACCTGGTCCTAAATTCTGTATGACAGGCATTTGAGTTGCAGTATAACCTGTGTTATATGCTCCTTGTGCTACGGTTATTATTGGCATTTATATCTCCTTTTTCTATACGCTTCGCTTTAAGAATGGTCTTACAGCAATAGCGAATCCTACATTTATATTATTTGGATTTGTTGATGCAGGTAATGATCCACCAGCATAAACACCAGCTTGTTCAATAAATGATATACCATCTAATCCTACGTTAGCAGCAGTCATTCCTCTTCTACGCATATTGACATAATCACCAATCATCAATCCCATAATAGGAGTTCTGTTATTTGATAAATCAGTTGTACCAGAATAGTTAATACCACAAGCTAACCAATATAACTGACCACCTGTTAATGCTGTAGATAAACCAGTATGTGATAATAAACCAGGTGAAGTTACTGCTGGATCAACTGTCAATGCACCAAAGTCTGTTATTAAAGTGCTAGGATAATTATCATTTGAATTATATATACCAAGACGATAAGTCCAAGTATCAACACAAGAGTTAGCAGCAAAGTATCTAATTGCAATATCACTAAATGTCATATTATACTGAGGCTTGAAAGGAACATATTCAATATGCTTTGTAACGAAGTGACGAGATAAAGTTATGCCACCACCTGACTGACCATTATCAACACCAAGAGGTCTAGTCCAAGCACCAACAGGTGGAATTGGAATAGGCGATGTGCTATCAACACCATAGTTATTGGTGAGTGTTGTGCTATATACAAATGGCATTACTTACCTCCCAGTAGTTCGTCTATATGTGAATGTCTACTACTACCTATATATACTGACCCGTCAGCCTTAATCTTCTTACGCTTAATAAACTTAGCTATATCTTCTTTACTAACTTTACTTGCTATCTCAAAGTGCATTTGATCTACATTGGTCTTATAATCGCCACCCCAACTTATCAATCCCTCACAGTCAGCAACAATAGCACGACATGCTTCTACTTGTTTCTTATTCATATTACGCTTAAACATTGGAAACTTCTGCCAGTTAAGATCTATTGCAGTGCCACTAGCATGGTTAGAGTATTTAGTTGAACCTGCTATCTTTCTAAAATTGTATCCACCATCATCTTGAAAACCCGGTTTATTACCTTGCTTTAATTTAGAAACTTCTTTATCAAATCTTACAGCAACATAAGCAAGTAGTTTAGCTGCATCTTTATGTAATCTTAGAGGTATATTGCTACCTGCTAATCTTACTACAATTAGTTTCTTATCTGATATATCTTTTATTACTTCCCAACCATTTTGACTTTTATACATCTGTTCTTTTTCCTTTCGGTGTATATTTCTTTCGTCTTGCCAACTCTGCTTCAAGCTTCTCTACTTGTTCTTCAAGTGAGGCAATCTTCTTACGCAATGATCTATTCTCTTTATGTAACTCATCAAGTTCCTTTAGTTGCTTACGAGCTTCTTCTAATTCTGCCTTAGCTAGATTTAATTGTTCAATTAGAAATTGATGTTGTTCGGTTAGATAGTTTATTGAGTTACCTTGTGCATCTAATGCTATTGACATATTGTCGATACTTGCTCGTAAATCATCAGCAGTAATATCTACATTGAATAATCTTTTTATCCAAGTTATTGTCTTTGCTCTACCTTTTTTAGTTTTTAGATAAGCCCATAGAGCAGCTGGTGCTGCTAATAAAATACCTACGATAGCATTAAAGATATCCATAAATAATCCTCCAACTATAGCTTATGGTGCTACAGCTATATCAGGTTTTAGTAATCCTTGTTGTCTTAGTAATTCAATTTGAGCTATAATATCTTCTGATGTATATCCCTGATCTCTTAGTTTATTTACAGTCTCACGTAGTTTAGTTCTATCAATACCTTTATCAAGAGCTATACTATTAACTGTTTCATTTATATTATTACGCATATTATAATATACAGACTTCTCTACATCTGGTGTAATTGTAACTACGTTGATACCACCAAGTTGTGATAGTAAGTTAGATATAGCACGTTCACTCATTGTGCTACCTAAGTCAGATGGTTCACCTGTTGCCAATTCTATAGCAGCATCTATTATTGGTAGACCAGATCTTTCAATAGTTCCAATCTGTGGTATTAAAGTTTTGAATATATCAATAGTTCTACCTGGTGCTACCTTCTCACCCTTTTCATTTGTTTCAACACCTAATATATTACCTGGTATAATTTTATCTAGTGCTACATACCAGTTAGGTGCAGGGTCTTCATTAGTATATTCTCTACCAGAGAATAAGTTCTCATTCATTGTAACCTGAACAATTGCTTTAGATAATGGATTAGATGCTGATATAAGTTCTTCAGTTATATTTTGGAAACCACCTTTTGAATATCTCTCTAAGTCAAGTACAGGTGACTCTGGTCTAAATGCTAATGGATTCTGTAAAAGTTCTTTCAACCACCATGGGCTTTTAGCTAACATAGATTTTCTAACATCTTCATCAATTAAGAAACCATACATCTCACCAATATAATCTGGTATAACAAAGTTCTCACCATTCTCATCAGACATAACATCACCAACAGCTTCCCAGAAAGCAAGGTTACGTCTTATTCTTTCAGGATTATTTAGTAATACTCTCATCTGTGCTGATACGTTATTTTTCATATAAGTATAGAATGGTAAAACTCTACGATAAACTCTTCTTTCTACATCTGATAAATCAGAGTAATCAAATTGAGCTGCTTTCATTAACATAATAGCAGATGATGCACCACCCTCAGTAGTTCCATATCTTCTAAGTCCAGTTACAATTGGAGCAATACGAACAAACTCTTCCATAAGCTGATTAGCATCTCTTGTTAATTGAACTGGTCTAAGATTTATTTTACGACCAGCAACATCTGCAGAAACAGTAACACCAAAGTTAAGTAAGTATTCCATTCCTTTCTGTGTTCCAGTTCTTTCTTTACCAGCTTTATCTGTTCTAACAACTAATCTACTTGGATCAACATCAAGTAAAGATACAGCTTCATCATCAGCATTTAATCCTTGAGAGGCTGGTAATATAACATATCTATCATATATACCACCATCTTTTGCTGTCTTATATACATCATAGTATGATATATTTTCATCAACAAACTTATTTCTTAACTTAGTTTCAATAACTTCATCTCTTATATTAGCAATTGTTTCAGCTTGAACAAAGCCATATCTATCTACATCATCTCTTAATAACTTAGCTTGTGCTTCAGTTAATTTACCCTTGTTAATTAGTTTATCAATTCGTTTTGTTATCTTATCTTCTTTTGTTAATGTAGCAAATGGTTGCATTGCTAAATCTGTATATAATCTTGTCTGTGCTATCTCTCGTGCAACAGTATGATCAGCAGCGGTTGAACCTGCTATTACAAAGTTATTTTGTATAGCACCATAACCATTTCTAAGTACGAATCCAGATAGACGACCGAAGGTAGCACCAGCTCTAAAGAACTGTAGATATTGATCAGCAGATTGTAATAAGTCTTCAACTTGTTTATTACCAGCTCTTGGTTTTTGTACTGTAATAAATCTATCTAATATACCAACTAATTCTTTTTCAGCTGAAAGTTCAGCTAGTTCTTTACTTAAATAAAATGGAACATCCTGTGCATACTCACTTGCACCTATTGGAATAAATTCTATTCCCTCACGCTCATTTAATACTTGACCATATACTTTTGATTTACTATCTCCACCACCAGGTAACTTGCCTTTTAGTTGATCTGTAATACGCTTCTGTTCTTTCTTAATTGCATCTCTAGTTGCAGAACGTGTTAGTATCTCTTCTTCTATTTTCGCTAATTGAGTTTTCTTATCAGCAGCCTCATATAATAATTGTTGGTCTGGATATAGGTTAGGTGCTTGTGTTTGTAATTTATTTATTTCTTTCTCTAACTTAGTTTTGTTTTTACGAAGTCCTTTTATATAAGAATTAAATCCTTCTCGAACATCTTTAATTGAATTTATAAAAATACCAACTTCATCTTTTACTTTCTGTATCTCATCTGGATTATTAGTTGAGTATGCTTTTGCTAAGCTATCATTTACTTTTTCTAACCACTCACTTAATTTACCAGGCTCACCTAAAAAGTCATCAACTATTTTAGTTAATTCATTTGGTGGCATATTCTTTGTAGCTTGTAAGAATAACTCTGTATCTGGATATAGTTGCATAGCAGTTGATCTAAAAATAACTCCTCTATTTCTAAGAGAGTTTATTAGTTTCTTTGTAGCAGATATTTTAGATACTTGTGTAGCATATCGTGCTAATAAGTTTAATGGGTCATCTTCAACTAAGTCAGCTAAATCTTTACGACCAACTGATAAAAAATAATCCTTTATCTCTGTTGGAGTCATTGGAACTTTTACAGGTGTTACATTATCTGCTTGATATACAACTTTCTTAGTTATTGGATCTATCTTATCTTTTAAGAATTTAGTTCTTTCTATATCTGGTCTATATCCTTGTCCTACTATTCCCTTTGGACCTTGTGTTAAATATGCAATCATCTTTTGTTGGTCTTCAAGTTTAGTAAAAAATATAGGTAGATATTCATCAAGATATCCTACATCTAAACCTGACTCAACTAAATCATTACGATATCTATCAAACTCATCACGATATCTATTAGCAAAATATAGAGCAGTATCTTCTTGAATATCATTAGCATTAGCTATTAAAACCTTTTGAGGATTCTTCATATAATCTATTGCTCTATCAAATTCTACTTCATCTTGTTTTTTAAGTTTCATAAGGTCATCAAATAATTGATTAGTCTGTTTAACCATTCCAGTTCTAAGATTTCTGAAATTAGTAATATCATCAACTGCTCTAAAACCTTTGAATGCAGTTACTAAATCCTCATCTTTTGCATTCTGTGCTACAGCATTTACATAACTATACCAAGCCTTAGAACGCTCACCACCAACATTGTTTAATGTTTTATTTATTCTACCTACTATACTGCTGACTACTGGAGTTTTTAATAAATCAGCTCTTAATACATTCTTAGTATTCTGATAAGCTTTTACTGCTTTTTCTGTTGTATTAGTTAGATTTTCTAAACCTAATCTTTTAGTTAAATAATCAGTAACTCTACCACCAGCATTTAATGAAGCAAAGTTCTTACCTCTATAATATAATTGAACACCACCTTGTAATTCTTTTGGTAGTTGCTTAAATAATTGATCACCAATTTCATCACCGAATTCATCCTTAAATGTATTTCTAATACCACGAGATCTACTAGTTAGTTGTGCTGTTGCAGCTTTTGCACCAAAGTCTGTTGCTCGTCTATTGAATTGATCATCAGTCTCATTTGCTAATCTTACTCCATTCTTTTTGAATATATCTGTTGCAGCATTATCTAATTGTGATGCAGCAACCTTACGCCCAAGAGCAGAAGCTACTTTAACACCAGTACCAAAGCCACCTGTTGAAGCTATATCTATACCTAAACCACCAATCTCTTTTAATGCTTTCTCCCATATTGGTGCATCTTTATCGTATTCTAAAAAGCTATACATCTCCTGAGCAAAATTACGTTCTTTAACATTTTTTCTAAATTCATCAAGAGAAACTTTTTCTCTATCTTGTGCTTTCGCACGTTCTTCAGGAGTAAGATATGGATCTTGTAAAGCATAAGCAACTTGATATAATGGATCAACAACAAACTCTTTTACACCTGCAGTAGCAACAGCTGGTAAGAATGTTATTACATCTAGTGCTTTGGATAATAAACCTTTTTTAGGTGCAGCAGGTTCAGCTACTCCTAATGCTTGTGCTTGAAGATATGCTGTATCATATTGTTTTTTTGCTTGTTCTAAATCAGGATTAACTTGAAGTCTTTCTTCAAATGGTGTTAATGGTGTAGTAATACCAAAATCAAATGTTCTAGGTTTTGTTTGTTTAGGTGCTGAAGCTCTAGATGCTTCTAAATAATCTAACCATGCTGGTTTCTTTGCCATTGATACACCTCCTAAGGTTTTATTTTCTTGCTGATATTGAGACACCAGGTTTTAATAGAGCAGCCATTCGTTTCTTTTCTGCTGGTGTAAATGCTGCTTTTTTACCTTTTGGTTGAATTGGTTCAAATGCTTTTGGTGAAACAACAGTTGTTTTAGTTGGTGTTGGTTTTACTGGTGGTAAAACATTTTTAGAACCACCATAAGTTAATTGTTCAGTAAAAGACTTTTGCCAAAATGAAGGACTAATTGCAGCTTCTTTACCAAGTATCACACCAGCTGCTTTTCTTAAATCATTATCTCTTAATCCATTATTTTTATCATTATACCAACTAGTTATTACTTCATTTCTTTCTTTTACATTCTTATATAATGCTGCACTACCAAGACCATAAGCTATTCTTCTATTAAGTTCATTCAAATCAATATCTTTGAATTTTGAAGCTTCACCTGTTATTTTATCTATATTCTTATTTTCTTGATAATATAAAAATCCTGCTGTATCTAAAAAGAATCTATCTTTACCAGTATAGGTAAGTTCCTTACCGTTTTTATCTAAAATAAAACCTGCCTCACCGGGTTTAGCAATTTTACCCTCAGCGGTTATTCTTGGTGTAGTAGTTAATGTTTTTATTCTACTTTGAACAAAAGCACTTAAATTAGTTGCTGAACCTAATGCAGTTTTATTAGCCATATCAATTTCTGCTACCTCTGCTTTAGACAATCCAGTAGACTTAGCCTGAGCTCTAATACGGGCAAGATCATTTGCTAAATCAATTGCTGCCTTTCTCTTATAAGCATCTAACTCTGCCTCAGCAATTTGTCTACCGGTTCTAGTATCAGCAGATGCAGCAGCGGCTTCTAATTCAGCAGTCTTAGTTCCTATATCACTTGTAAGATTTATAATACTATTAACACCAGCTATCTTAAAGTTCTCATACTTCTCACGTTGCTTTGCTTCTCTTGCACTAGCAGCTGTTCTTGCTTCAGTTTCTAATTCTTGTTGTAATCTTAATTGTGATGTAGCTAAGTTAGCAAGAGCAGATTGCTGTGCTTGTGATAATAATGATTGGTATAGTTTAGTTGTTCCACCTGTAACTCCAACAATTCCACCTGCTGTTGCTGGTGTAGTAGGTAATAGACCAGGTATGCGTGGTCTCATTTCTTGAGGTATAGATTCAGGACCAGTCATATATGCTTGTTCTGCTAATGCTTGAGATCTTATATTACGTTCCCCTGCTGCTAATGTTGGTGAGTAACCTGTAGGAGTTGGAACAGCCTGTAACTGTCCTAATGCTTGTGCGGTTGCTTCTCTTTGAGCAGCTTGCATAGCAAGTACTTGTGCATTGTATTCTTGCTGTGATGTTTCACTTTGTTTAGTAGCAAAATCATAAGATGCTTGTATCTGTCCTGTAATAGTCTGTGCTTGATTTTTTAGATTATTTAATCTAGCATTCATAGCTGCGGTTTCTTCAGGTGTCATACCTACTTGAATACCAGCGGCTAATTCAGCAGCAACTTTATCTATCTCTGCTTTAACATTTGCTAAATTATTTTGGGCAGCATTAGTATATGCTTCAACTCCACGTTGTGCTAATGTTGCTTGACTTGGACCGTAATTTATTTTATCAGCCATTTTATACTCCTGCCTTAGTTAGTTTAGTTGCTAACTCTTCAGCTTTTAGTTTTGCTAAAGATGCTTGTTTTTCAATTTCAGTTGCCTCAGCTTGTTCTTCTTCAAACATTCTTGATGCTAAATTAGTTTGTTCTGAAAACTGTCTTAGTGCTTCTGTTCTTGCTCTAATTGGTTCAAGACCAGCAACATCTTGAGCAGCTAATTTAAGTCCAGTAGCACCATATAATCCTCTTTGTGATAATGATGCTAATGCTTTTAGTCTTGCATTATAAAGTGCATTCTCTGCTTCAGTAACACCTAATTCTTTATTAGCACGAGCTTTCTCTAATGCTAAGTTTCTTGTTAATCCAGCTTTACTACGTAAAGCATTTGCTCTTGCTAGTGCATCACCATAAGCTATTAGATATGATGTATCAATTGGTGGTGGTGCAGGAGGTGTTGGTTTAGCTTCAGCCATTGCAGCAGGTGCAGGTAGTGCTGGTAATTGAGGTTGTGCCTTTTCAGTTTCTGTCGTTATTTTAGCTCTTTCTGGTATCTCATTAAAACTTGGAACTGGTATATTTGGTATAGATGGAGGTTGTGGTTCAACTGGTGGTGGTGTAAAAGAAACTTGTTTAGCTAGACCATTTATATATTCAACACCTAGATATGTTCCTGTAAAAGGCGTTCCAGAATAAAATAAATATCCATTACTAAATTCATAATAAGGAGGTATAATACCTTTTGCAGCTAATTGAGTTCTTTCATCAACAATAGGTGGTGGTGTATAAGATGGAACTGGTGTTGGTGTAATAGGAGTTGAGGTAATGGTTTGCATTGATGCCTCATCTGCCATACGAAAATCAGCAGGTGAGAATGATTGAGTAGGTGTGGTAGGAGTTGAGGTAACAGTTTGCATTGATGCCTCTTCAGCTCTACGAAAATCTGCAGGTGAGTATGATTGAGTTGGTGTTGGTGTGGGTGTTGGTGTAGGTGTTGTTGTTTTAGTTTCAGGTATTGGTATTCTTATTTTAGTTCCACTAAATATAACACTTCCATTTTTATATTTAGGATCAGTAGTTAATTTTGGATTAGCTTCTAATAATGCAGATACAGTTGTTTTATTAGCCTTAGCAATTTTAGATAGAGAGTCTCCACTCTCTACTGTATATGTTGTATATGCCATTATTTACCCACCTCACTTATAATAAATTTGCCGACACATATTAGGTTAATGTTACACTAAAAACTAACGATGTTGTAGCACCGAAGCCACCTGTTGTAGTAGCATCATCACCAGCAGCAAAGTAATAAACATTAGGTTGAACCTCAGTAGGAGCTGTAAAGCTATCCTCTGCTATTGGAACTACGCCTGTATAAGTATATACATAATTAGTTGTAACAAGATTATTAGTAGCTAATGATAATCTATTTGTTCCAGCATCGTTTCTAACACAGGTTATTACGTGAAGACCAGCTGTGCTTATATCATAACCAAATGGTCTTAATAAAGTTCCAGACCATTCAATACCAGTTAGATATGTAGTAGTTACACCTGATGTATAATTAAACTTATTGATGGCAACTTCATCTGGAGTTGATGTAGTATATTGACTTAGATAATAAAAATCATTTGCTGCTGGGACATGTAATCCTTTTATATTACTTGCTCCATCTCTAGTAAATATAGGTGAGCCAGTGCTAACACTAGCTACAAAGTTTCCATTGTTACTACTATTTTTATGATAAAATGTATATGATGCTGGATCATTATATTGCATTACAAGCTTACCATTATCAGCTGCAATTCTTACCGTAGTATCTAGCGTTCCATTTACTAAAGCAGTTCCTAACTGACCTCTTGCAACAGGAGCAGCATCTGCTACACTAAAAGACCAGAATGGACCACCAGCAGAAGCACTAGCACCTGCTGTATATATCCATATCCAATTATTAGAAAAATCAGTACATATTTGATTTATTCCTGCACCACCAAAGTTATAAGTAGTCCAAGTTCCAAGAGCTGGATTTCTAACATATAATCCACTAGCATTAGATGTAACTAATCTACCATCACTAAATACAACATAGTTAGAAGTATGACCACCAGGCGGAACACCAAGATCAAATGATATAGCTAAGTTTCTTGAAAAACCTCTTATTGGACCAGTATTAGAAGTAGTGCTAATACCTAATATAGTATCAATACCTTGACCTAAATAATTATTATAATCTATTGATACTCTAGAAAAATCAGTATTTTGGTGTGCATAAAAAGAATTTGGTAATGTGCTTGTAGATAAAGGAGTTGATGGATCAAGAGTTCCAATTGGTTGAGCAACTGGTGTAATAGCTCCTGCTCTTTGAGTAATACCAATAGCAACATAACTATCAGGAACTGCGGTAGTAGTTCTTAAAGTTAATACAACAATGTCATCACCAACTTGTAAAAATGTTCCTGTGCCATTTATAAAGTTAATTGCAGTTGGAGATATAGCAGTAACATTTGCAGTTCCTAAACCAGTAGAGGGAACATAAGATACAACTGTTCCATCATAAGACATAGCATTTGTATCACCAACAGATAAACCTAATAAAACATATTGTTTAGTTCCATTAACTAATTTGAGAAATATACCTAAGTCACCTTTTGATATAGTTTGATTAGTTAGTGATATAAAGTTATATTGTTTATTTGATATAGTTGCAGTGCCTGATAATTTGGATGCTGAGTATTCATCTATAATACCTGTCTTACAACCTATGAGATCTGAGATAGTTTGGTTATTTAGAACTATTTTTTTATCAACAGTATCATAAGATAATCTTGTACTATCAGCTGATGTATTTAACATACTCATTGATTAACTGGCTTTCTACCATGACCATAGAAAGTAATACCCTCAATATCTGCATGTCCTTGAAATACAAATCTTGCTTGTGCTTCAAGACTTGGTCCATGAGCTTTGAACTTTTTTTCACCTCTTGAAGTAGATGAATCAGAGAATGGATATTCTAATGGTGGTGAAAATACTTGCTCTACATAAGTATCTAATGGTGTAAAACCAAATGTAGTTATAGGACTTATACCACATTTATATTCTTTTATCTTAAAATTATTTGTATTGGAACTTGGTGGAGTAGGTCCAAATGGAGAAAATAACTGAGGTCTAAATCTTAAACCAACACTATGCCAAAATGTTTTTTCATGCATATCAGTATCTCTTACTGGTCTTGTTGTTAATATCAAATCAGCTAGTACTCCATCAATCTTACCATACTCAAAAAATGAGTTAGTTTGTAGTGGTGCAGACATATTAAATCGCCAAACCTTATTTCCAATTCCACCATTAAATGTAAAATAAATACAATTATTTAATTCAATCATAGAACCTGGACCATTAAAATTAAATCTTGGATCAACAGTAGATGTTGGTAATACAAAACTAGTCCACGATATAGTCTCACCATAATCTCTACCAATATATAATCGATTATTAAGACCAGCAAGAATATACTTATCCCAAGCAACTAAATTATCTCGTAGTTCAGATTTTTGCGTTTGTACATTTAGTATATTATCTGATATTAGTTTTACATTTTGACCATCTGTTTGGTATATAAGATTATTCTCATCTAAAAATACTACAGTTCCAGTTGCTCCCCAAGAAGTGGCTTTATTTATAATGTAATTAGGAGTGCGATTTTGAGGTACTCCTAAACCGCCTCTAACTAATTCTAATGAAAAGTTAAGTATTAACTCATCTTCTGTAACTACACCAGGTGATGTTCCTCGTAATAAAAATATACCAGTTTCTGCACCAACCGTAGAAGTAAAAATTAGTAGTCCTGCTGGTATTACAATCATTTGAATAATCTGTGAATCTGGTTGTCCTATAATAAATTGTGCTAGTGGATTAAATTGTGTAGGATTATCAGGAGTAGAGAACCATATACCATTACGAAGTCTTGTAGAATTAGAACTTGATAATGGTATATTCTTAGCAATATCACCAGTATCACGATAGTATTCAATATCAGCTAAAACAAGATAACCATTCCAGAAGACACCAACATTTGCTCTTGGTATATAACCAATAGCAGGAGTTCTTACATTACCACCAACATCAAATGGTGTTATACCATAAGAGTTACCTGCCCTTACTCGTACCCCAACTTCATCGCCAGATACACCAGCATAAGTAGCTGTTAGTGTAGGTGCGGCAATAGTAGCTTTTAGAGTTCCATTTTTATCATATACATAATAATTATTAACTGCAGAACTACCAGGATTATCTGGAGCAGTCCAAGTTACAGTAACATTACCAGCAGCAAATGTTGAAGTAACGTTTTGAGGATTAGTAGGTAAGTATCCAGGATAGACTGCTGGTAAACCAGCACCATCTCTAACACGCCAAGCTCTTGGTATATCTCCAGGTAATACATAAATTATAACTGGTTCATCTACTGATACACCAACATTCCAAGCACTATTTATTAGCAATGCAGGAACAGTCTGAATAGGAGCAAATGGAGTAGTAAATGCAAAGTTAGTTATAGAATGTTGTCCTAACACTACTTGTAATGTAGGTGATCCATTAGTAGCTTGTATTCTTGTCCAAGTAGCAGTTTTTGTATTTGTATATACTTCATCAGTTCCAGGTGCTACCATATAATATATTTCTCCACCATCTGCTCTGCCTATAATATAAGAAGTTCCATCACTACTTATTAAAGATCTTATCCACCTAAAATTTGGAGTAGGTACAGAAGAACCTGAAATTATATGACCTATTGCTTGTAAAGGTGGTTGTGTTCTTAATGTTTGTTCATTAGTAAGCATTAGTCCTGTTATCTCAAAGTTCTCATTAGCTTTGAAATCTTCAGGAGCAAATCTTATATTTATTCCACCACTAAAATCATTGATATCAATTTTCTTCATAATTATACCCCATAGAACGGATCACGTCTGCCGTATATTCTTCTTCTGCCACCAATTCTAAATATAGATCTATCTCTTTCAGATAGTAGTTGTATTTTCATTTGATCTAAACCACGATAAAATTGTTCAGTATAAAACTTACGTCTCTCAGTATCATCACCTTCACGGAATAAAACTTTAATAGCTGCACCATAAGCTATTATATAATGATACTTAGAATCAAATTGTGGAACATCTGCATCAATACTTAGTTCAGGTTGTATAGTAAAATATCTAAATGTCACAACTTCATTACTATCAGGTGTTGGAAAAAATTGTATATTGCCATTATAAACAGAATACTCCATTGGTTTACCTACATTTAATGGTCCAGGTGAATCATCGGTTGTATATCTATTTCTTGGTCTTAATTGTCTTCTATTGGTATCATCAGATAATACAGTTACACTTGCTATTTGACCTTCATTGACATTTGCTGGTAGTGCATAACTAGCAACACCACTTGATAAAGTTAGTGTAGTTGATGCTCTTAGAAAGTTCCAATCAGCTTCTCTTAATATCTCAAAATACGATTCATTTATAAATTGGTTAATATCAGCATTTGATATAATATCAGCAGAAGGAATACCTGTTAAAGATCTTACATAACTTCTTATTTGTGATAAATTCAATTTGTAAACCTCCTACACTTATTGCTTATATACCGACAAAAAGAAATAGCCCCGATATCTCTATCAGGGCTATATCCTTTATTTATCAGATACGTACTAGCTTACCATGAGCTCTGCGGTTATTTGTTCCAAAAGTTAGAACAGTAGCCAACGGAGTTACGGTATCAAGAGTACCGACAATCTGTTGAGCTGGCATAGCCTTCATGAAGTTAGATGCCAAGTAGCGAGCTACAAGGTAATCTGTGTTAATAAAATATGCAGTATCAACTGGAGCATCTGGATCAAGGCGAACAGGAATACCATCAAAATCAATCTGACGGAAACGAGTCTCACCAGTTCCTGATACATTGTTATACTGTATCTTGCTATCAAATGAATTCTCATACTCAGAGAATACATCACGACCAGCTATGATAGCATTTGGTCTTTCACCAGAAGCTACATAGATGTCATCAGAGATTGTTCTAAACGCTACTCTGATATCAACAGCAGAACCACCAGACTTAGCAAGTGATTTCTCAGTTGCTATCCAGTAGGTCTTGATAGCATCAGCAGTTACTGAACCAGTGGTTGCAGTAGTTCCTACAGTTGCTGAAGTTGCGGTTGTATAGCTTATGGTTGTTGCAGTAACAGCGGTAAGAGTAAACGTACCTGCGACTGCTGGAATAACACCAGTAACAACAACAGAGTCACCAACGATATAATCGTTAGCTCCAATTGTAAGAGTTGCTGTAGTTCCAGCTCTCTCATAATTAGTTACTGATTTTGTTGCAACTCCACCACGTATACCACCAACAGTTCTTGCAGTGGTTGTAGTTAGCTTATCGCTATTTGAAATAATTTCGTCTAGCGTATTGAAAGCTCCAGCACCAGCTGATCCTGCGGTGTGTAGAACAGTAGCAATCTTCTTGCCATGTCCTTTAACAGCAGCATCAAGGTGTGCCTTTGCTAATGATACAACAGCCTCTGGACCGCTGTTCATTTCTAATTGCTTGAACTCAACACGAACCTTTGATACTAGTGGTTCAGCCCAATCATATTTAGCAACACCTAAAATGTCGCTTGATTTAGCAGTTGAGAATGTTCCCGATGCGTCTGTGAATACTGTTGAAGTATCATCAGCTGCAATGATTGGGAATATAACAGACGGTCCTGTTGCAGACTTTACGTTTGCTTTTAGGAAGTCTAGTGTTGGGTGTGCGGTTAGCACGTTATCTACGAGTTGCTTCTCAATCTTTTGGATTGTTGCGGATAACAACTCATTGAAGTCATTTTGACCTAGAGCCATGTTTTATCTCCTTTTCTTGGACAGGTTTTTAATTCGACTTGTTAGTTAGTTCATTAAATGTCTGCCACACTGCATCTTCGATATTCGATATTGGCTTATTAGTTACTACCGATTTACCTGCTGATTTAGATGTGATAGCATTTGTAGCTAACTTCTTTGCATCAACAGCAGCTTTATTTTTATTGACTGCTGGTGTTGCTGTTTTGGATTTCTCAAACTGTAATGCTTTCCATGCGGCATCAAGATTTGGGATTCCATAATTGAGAGCATATTGTAATACTTCAATTTTCAAATCAAGTTCCTTTTGAGGATCAAGTTTTATATTGTTTGAAATTACAATATTCTTCCATTGATTATCATATTCTTTAACCAATTGCTCTTCTTGCTCTTTCTCTTTTTGAGATTGCAATTCACGAGCTTTTTCATTTTCAAAGCGTTCAAGTCTTGCTTTTACACTTTGTAATTCATTTTGGCTTTTAGCTTCGGTTGCCCACTTCTCTTGGGTCTCTGATGTTATACCAAAGGTTTCCAAAAACTTAGGGTCTAATTTTTCAGCCTTAGCTAATTCTACGATAACCTGCGAAAGGATTAAGGTTGGATCATCTGTGGAGCTGATAAATCCACTTACTACTTCCGCCTGATTAGATTGCCACGCTTTTGTGAGGTTCTCAACATAATCTACAGCAGACTGGGCTGCAGTCCGATCTGCTTCAATTTGTCGTTTCTCCTCAGCCAACGCTTGTGTCTTGCGAGTATAATCTGCTTGACGTAGCGTTGCCTCCTTGACAGACACCGTAGTGCCATCAGGAAGAACGATAGTATCATTTTCAGTTACAGCGATAGGTTTAGTGTCAGTTGTTACTTCGCTGTCAACAGAGGTCTCAACTTCTTCTTCACCTACTTCCGTCTCTCCAGTGACTTCAGTTGCTACTTCAGCAACATTAGTAGGTTCAGTTTGTTCTACTTGCTCAGGTTCATTAGTTGGCTGTTCAGCTGTTGTTTTATTCAGCTCTAATAACGCTGCTTCAAATAGGTTTTCGAAATTGTCTTGCTCTGTCATTTTCTTTTTCTCCTGTCCGAGTGTCATAGCCTCTAGGGTCGTTTTTCGAATTTACGATTAGAGTTTGCTTGTTCGGCTATGAAAGTAGGATAAAGATACCTACTCTCCTAATTATGTGTCTTGTTCCGACAGATTTATTACACTAGTCCAGCTTGACCTGCATCAGGTGCAATTTCTGGTGATAACTCAGCAGGACCAGCAAGTAATTGCTCTTCAGGTGTTAATGGTAATTGACCTGTCTGTTGTCCTAATAATGTAATAATTTCTTCAGGTGATGGAGTTACTGCACCTGCTTCAGGTGGTAACATAGTCTCTGGTGCTGGTGCTGCTTTTACTAAGAAGACATCAGGGTCATAACCTAAATCTCTAACTATATGTCTTAGTGCTGGTTCAGTATTATAACCAAAAGTATTTAACACAGGAACAATTGTGCCAAGCATTTCAATAGCTCTTGCTTGTCTTGTTGCAGGATTTATAGCAGATAAAGAACCACCCTCAACTCTCATATCAAACTCACCAGATAAAACGCTAGTATCAATATCAGCCCATATACCACCATTAACACCAACTAATCTTACTGCTCTATTCTCTAACATAAACTCTTGACATAATCTAATTATCTGATTAAATATATTTGCTGCTGCTTTCTCAACACTCTGTTGTTTATCTTTTGCTCTTAGTGTGGCTACACCATCAACAACAGCAGCGGCATAAGCAGACATTCTATCAGCACCAAGACCACCTGCTTGGAAATCATTTATACCAAGAACTTGTCTCATTGCATCTTCAAATTTATTTTGTGCATTGTAAATATCTGCAGGTAGTGGAGCTCTTGGTAATACGGTAATTGCATCTTTTGGATTTATACCTGATACAGATTCCATTTCAACAACTACATCTGGTTCATCACTTTCAAGTCTATCTCTTGATTCACTATCAAATAAACCACGAATAGTAACATACTTATTACCAGCTCTTCTCATATTATCTACTTGTTCAGTAAATGTCTCATTTAGTTTTTCTTGTAATGAAGCAATGTTTTCAAGATCACCAAATGACCAAATCTCTTGACCACCATCAGAGAAGTTTCTCATGTGAACATAAGGAACGTGTCTATGTGAGTAAGGTATATCACCTTGATATAATGGTTTCTCTGAACCTAATTGAGTAACTGTTAATGTTCTTGTTCTCATATCATAGAACTCATAGATAGTTGCAGTTTCATATATCATTGGTTCAATTGTTGATGGGTCACCACGACCAGTATCTCTTTCTCTAATATCCATTACACCATCTTTGATTAGGTCTTTGGTATTTTTCAAAACTGGATTAGCTTTTATTTCATCAATAGGTAGAACAATACGTTGTGCTACCCAACGAGTTTCTTCAATTCTTCTTGCATTAGCTGGAAAGAAAATATCGTATGGACTTACATACTCTACATAAGGTTCATCAGCTTCAACTCTCTTATCTGTGATAGATACAAAGTCTGCAACATTTTGTATATTAGTATCTCTACCTTCTTCAGCAGCTAGGACAACTTCAGATTTTAGAACACCTGTGAGATCTTTGGTAATATCCTCTTGTGTTCTTGGTGTTTCAACTACACTATGCTTCCAACCTATCTTACAAAACCCATTACCCAAGACAACCATATCTTGTGCCATATCTCTTAATACAGAAGTTGCATTTGTTCTTAACCAATAATAACTTGCTACTGCCTCAGCTACCTTTGCAGTAGTCTCACTATCTTCTCCACCAGAATAAGGAACAGCAATTGGTTTAGGATCTCTAGCTACCACAGATGCTAAGATTATATTTAGATGTGGTAAAACCATATTGATGGTTTCAAAATCAGCAGGGTGCATACGTTCAAAGACAGTTCCAGTTACCGTAGATTCTGAAAGAGGCATCGACTTGCCAGTACGATAAAGTGTTTCAAGCGAACGAAACCAAGAGTGTCTCCACTTGTAACGCTCCTTTGCATCATTTATTAAATCTTGTATCTCACTTAAAGAATAGGGTCTTATTTTAGAAGCCACGATTATTTCTCCTCTGTGTCTTTCTTACAGCTCTGCGATGGTTAGCCCAGAAACGTCTATTAGACTTATTCTCTATTTTCTGAATCACATTAGCCTCCCGATATAATTCTGTAAGGTCAAGTCGGAATTCACCCTCTTTAACTCTCTCACTTATCACATTATTACCGACAGGTTGCACTTCCTCTAATAGAACATATAGACCAATTGCCAAAGATATTACCAAGTCGTCATGACATCCAATATCAGCAGCTGTTGTTCCATTCTCTCGTCTAACATAAGTTGATAACTCTTCACGTAACTTTGGATATACATTTAGTAATCTGCAACTATTATCTGACATTGGTACTATGTATTCAGCTAGTCTATTTATGATTAATGGTTTAGTTGCTTTTGTTGTAGGGAAACCAAATACTGGTGCTCTCTTTCTCTTAGCAACAGCAGGTGGGATATATCTATATAAGTTTGGATAGTGCAATTGGTTTCTTAACTTATCTATCAATGAGATACCAACACCACCAGCATTTTCAATTACAAGTAATGCAGATATTTGATTTGCTCCAACAAAGTATCTACCCATTAGATCTAATTCAGTAGCTAGTTCAGCTGGTTCAATTGTATTATTTGCATAGTAACCTATAATCTCTGGTGTGCCATCTTCATGTAATTGCAAGATATGAACTGCTGAATAGTCATTACCAGTTCCAAGTGAAGGGTCACAAGCAATAACAAATTGCCTCTGCCACTCAATTGCTTCAGGTGGATAAGCTAGATGTAACTGCCCATAATCCTCAGCTACAAATTCATAACCAGTTGGTGTATCTACAATAGTACCATGAACATAATACTCATCAAGACTAGCTTCATCAGGTAACCAAGTAAAACGTGGTCTACCAGATTCTCTAAATGCTTCTTCATCTGTACTTGGATACTCAGCAAAGAATAACCATGGTTCTGCAATAAACTCTCTTTTCTTAATCTCATATTGTTCTGGTGTAATAAGACGACTACTAGTCCATGGTTGGAATATAGCATGAAACTCATTGTTACCACGTTTAGCATCTCTATAAATCTTAGCAAACATATTATTACCACCACGAGCAGTTGAGATAATTATCAAACGACCACCAGCATCAGTAGTTGGTTTAATTGTTCGATAGGTAGATGCAGGGTCTTCCATAAGAGCAAACTCATCTAATATAACCAATGAGGCAGTTTCACCAGCACCTGCAGTTTTTGTACCTGCAAATGACTTCAATCGGTTTATTGTGCCATCGTAGTATTTGAAGACCATTTGCTTAGCTGCATCTCCATCTAACTCTGGTCCTCTTGTCTTTAACCAATCTGGAAGAAACGAATACATAAACCTTGCCATACCTAAGTTCTTATCGGCACTATCTTGGGATTTTGAGATCAATAGGATATTTGCTCTTGGCTTGAATAGACACTGCCATAGAGCATAAGCCATAGCAAGAGTAGTAAAACCTAACTGACGTGCTTTTAGAATAACAACAAATCGTTTCTTCATATAAGCTTCTAAACTATCTAACTGATAATCAAATAGTTCAAATGGCTCACGACCTCTAGCATCTCTCTCTGACTCAATCCAGATATAAGTGCTAATAAAGTAAAATGGGTCTTCTGCACACTTACGCCACTCTAACTCAATCCAAAGTCTTTCTAACTCTGAAACTATTGCAGGACTACTCATTAACTACAACTTCTCGTTTCTGTAACTCTTCTTTCATTACTTCAGTTGGTATCATTGCTAATACTCTTGCGTAGAGTTGTGAGATGTCTTGCTCTCTGAAGTCTGCTTTACGTGCAGCTTGTTCTTCGTCAACATAAGTCTTACCATAGGTCTTAAAGTAAATTTCAGAACTTACTCTATCACCTGCTAATGCTCTCTCTACTAACTTGGCTTTTATCTTTTCGTAGTCTGACTTCTCATCATCCTTACCAGCCTTCAATACTGCAATTGGAGTAATTGCTCCAGCTGTTGCACCTGGTAAAGCTAGTGCTAACTCTTTTCTTCGGTTCTCTATCTTAGCTAGGAACTCTTCATTTGCCATCCAATTTCTAACTGTCCTATCTGTGATGCCTTTGGCTTTTGCCCACTTGGCTGTATTGACAGGTAGGTCATTTACTATCTTGGTGTGTTTGTCTAGTAGATACCATTCAACATATTCATTCATTAGAGCTTTGTATTGATTGTTGATTTGACCTTTTTCTCTTGGCATTTAGTCCTCCATCTATTCTTTCCTGTGCGACTTATTTTAGAGGAATTGCATAGTTGCTTTTGTTGGTTTGCTTTTCCTTTTATTTAAGTGTCTTGGTGCTACTTCCTAAAATGGTTTTTGGGTAAAATTCAGTGACGAACAGTAATATATACGGTGACTTGTTGGCTGGGGGAATCGGGGCATCTCT